CGTGGGGATCGTACACGTGACGCTGAACGCCAACATCCTTTTCTCGCTCGTGGCGAATGAGACCGACGCGGTGGACTACGCGAAGGATGTTCGCACGACGAAGGTAGAATCGTTCCTCGAGTTGACCGACGGCACGGGGGCGAATCAAGCGAACCTCGTGTGGAGCAGTGCGGGCACGTTCGATAGCGTTTACAGGCCGCTGGGTCTTGGGTTTTCCTTCGACAGTGCGACCGACGATCGAGGCAGCGGAAGTTTTTCAGCAATCAAATTCATCTACATAAAGAACACAGGCGAGATTGAGTTTTCATGTCTGCTCACATCAGATTGGCCGGGCGGCCCGGTTTTTAGCGGAGCACCAGGCGGCCTGCAACTTCAGCCTGGTGGCGCGGTGGCGTACTTTGCGCCAACCGCTGACGGGTATCCGACCGCTGGATCGCGACTGGCTTTTGAAGTGGACGGCGGTTTTGGTTCCTACGAAATCGTCCTCATTGGCGAAGGAACCATCACATGAGCCTGTCTGCCGAAGTGCTTGCATCTGTCGTCGCCCGCGAGACCGGCACGGGCGATCTCGTCGTGAACTCGCGATTCACGAAATACGATTTCTTTCGCGAGTTCGCCGACGGCACGGGTGCCGATCAGGCTCAGATCGTGTTCAGCGACTCCCGTACCGCACCGCAGGGTTCGTTCACGATCCTACTCTCGGCGATCTCGGACGTTCGCAACGGCTCGACGGCGCTGGTGAACTTCTCGGCCGTGAAAGTCATTATGGTGAAGAACACGCACGCGGCATACACGATCACGCTGACAGGTGCATTCTCTGGCACGATCAAGCCGGGCGGCGTGTTCCTGCTTGTCGATCCGTCGGCGGCTGGTGCCTCGCCGTCGTCGCTGTTCTTTGAGACGACCGCCGGGGCGACCTACGACCTCGTCGTGATCGGCGAGGGCACGATCACATGATTGACGCCGGGCAACTCCGCGAGCGGATCACGGTGCAGCAAGCAACCGAGTCGCGGAATCGGCTCGGGGAGACGACCTACTCCTACTCGACGTTCGCGGAGGTGTGGGCGAGCGTCACGGGCGTGACGGCCCGGGAGTTCCTGCTCGCGAATACACAGCAGACTGAGATCACGCACCGGATAAGGATGCGGTATCTCACGGGGCTCACGAACCAGATGCGGATCTCGTGGCGTGGGCGAACGCTGCAAATCATCTCGGTGCTCGAGCACGAGAACCGGAGCGTGCACGAACTGATCTGCTCGGAGACCGTCTGATGGCTGTCAAGGGAACGGAAATCACGATTGACATGGCTGAACTTCAGGAGTTCAGTAGAAAGCTCCGCCAGTTCTTGCCTCCTAGGCAGGCTGCGTCGGTGATGGGCGCGGCCATGAAAAAAGCGATCGTGCCTGTGACGCGGACGCTGCGAGCCATTACCCCAGTGGGTCCGACCGGCAACCTGAAGCGCGCCGTTACGTCAAAAGTGGTCGAGTATGAAAACAGCGGCGTGGCGGTCGGCGTCGTGGGCTACCGCCGTGCGGCACAGGAGAGATCGGAGTCGGCCGCAGGCGGTACCGTGCGAACCGGCCCCGACAGGGCCTTCCACCAGTGGTGGCTGGAGTACGGCGCAAGGAATCGCACGATCAAGACATTTTCGAACAAGCCGTATCAAAGACGATCCCCTACGGCACCGTTTCTGCGACGGCGACGCGTCGGCCAAAAAATCATTGAGGAGATTGTTCGCGGCCGTGGCGTGCTGCATCGCGTGAGCGGGCAGAACGCCTACATCGCCTCGTCGTTCCGCGAGCTCGGCCAGTTCAAGTTCGACACGCAGCAAAAGCCTCGCGTCGTGACCGACCCGCCATACCCGCGGGCGTTTTTCATCAAGTCAAAAGAGCCGATCACCTTGCCGCCGATGCCGATCGGAGGGCTGACCAGGCAGCCGCCGCTCCAGACCGCGTTCAATCAGACGCAAGGCGAAGTTTCTGCCATTCTTCAGCGGGAACTAAGCGCGTCGGTCGCGGAGGCATGGAGCAGGCTGCGGGGCAGCGACGCCGCGTAGGCTGACGCTGCAAGAGGCGGGGTCGCCGGCGGCAAAATCGAGGTATGGCCCTCAAGTCGCCCGAAGCCGCGATCCGCTCCGCCCTGGTCGCCGACGCAGACGTGGCCCGGCTCCTGGGAACGAGGATCTATCCCGTCATCGCCCCCGCATCCGCGGCGGCTCCGTTCGCCACCTATCGCCGGTCGGCTGTCCAGCGGTCGCAGAGTCTTTCCGGCCCGACCGGCGTCACCACGGTGATCCTCGCCCTCGACCTCTACGCGGAATCATACGAGGCAGTAAGGGAACTCGCGGATAAGTGCCGGCTGGCGCTGGATGGCTGGGGGGGCACATCGCCAGAATCGGTAATAGTGGAGAACACGTCGCTCGACAACGAGGCAGACGGGTTCGCCCAACTCGCCGGCGGCGAGGCACCACCGCTGTACTCCGTATCGCAGACCTACTCGATCCTCTGGCAGGAGACTTAGAAAATGTCGGTCACCCCACACTCTGGAAGTGGAACGGTCATTCGCCTAGGTGCCACTGTCTACTCGGCGACGAACATCGTCATCTCAAACACCGATCCCCAGGCTGACGCCGAGAAGATCGACATCAGCCACCTCGGGCTCTCGGCCGGCAACGCTATCGCCACGATCGACCGACCGCTCCAGGGCTCGACCAGCGACACGGGCCGCACGGTGCAGTTCGACTACATCGGCAACGTCGTGATCGCAGATGCCTCGACCGGCACGTGCACTATCACGGTGGGCGGGACAACGGTCGGCTCGTTCTCGGGTCTTGCCTACACGGTAAACGCCTCGACGCTCACGCTCGCCCTGAACGACGCGATTCGTGGCCAGGCAACCCTCCGAGTCGCTCGCGTCTAGTCGCCGCGACGGAGGCCCGTCATGGCGAACGTATGTACGGGCGTAAGTGTAACGTGGTGCAGCACGGCTCTCGGCGAAGTCACCGAGATCGACGTGAACGTAGGCGGCGGTCTGCCGCTCGGGCGCGACTCCACCTACTCAGTTGACGCAGGCACTATCACTTTGAAGTGTCTGAGCACGGCGGCGCTCGGGCTGTCGCAATACGGGATTCAGGGCACGCTCGCCATCACTGGCGGCGGGCTGACGCTGACTCATAAAGCGATCTGCCAGACGCTCACGCTCTCGGGCCGGGTGAATGATGTCGCCCGGTACGGTGCAACTTTCAAACTCGTGAGGCAGTAGCAATGGCTTTGACGGCAGAACAGATTCTCGCGGCTGACGACCTGGGGCTGAAGGAAGTCAAGGTCAAGGAGTGGGGCGGATCGGTCTTCATTCGCGTGATGAGCGTCGCCGAACGCGACGCCTACGAGCGGATGTGGATTGGAAAGCGAGATACGGGCGTCGCAAACTTTCGCACCGAGTACCTCGTTCGGCTGCTCTGTGACGAGAAGGGCAACCTCCTCTTCACGAAGGAGCAGATCGAGAAGCTCGGTGCGAAGTCAGGTGCCGTGATGGCTCGCCTGTTCGATGCTGCGATAAAGCACAACGCGATGTCGGAGGCTGACGTAGAGGAACTGGGAAAAGGTTGAACGTCTCGCCAGTTCGCCGGTTCATGTTCCGGCTGGCGGGACACTTGAGGATGACGGTCGGCGAGTTGTCTCGCCGGATGGATTCACGCGAACTCGCGGAGTGGATGGCGTACACGAGGTATTACGAGGCGATCGGCAACTCGTGGGCAGAGACCGGCTTGATCGTGTCCGCTCTGCTCGCGCCGCACGCCCCGAAAGGGAAAGCACCGAAACCTTCAGACTTTATTCCGATTGAACCGGCACCGCAGCATGAAGCACAGGCCCGCGACGTTCTCTTAGATCTGATGCGGCAGTTAGGAACAGAGTAAATGGCGACGATTCTCGGGCTAGCACTGAAGATCAACGCTGACGCGTCAGCGGTTCCGGCTGCGCTCACTCCGGTCGAGAAAGCGTTGCAGCGGCTTGACCAAGAGGCGGCGAAGGTCACGGGGGTATTCGAGAACTTCGCCCGAGCAAGCGGTGCTGCCGCCGATGTGCAGCGGCGTTTCGAGCAGGAGATTCAAAATCTCACTGATGCTCTGCGGGCCGGCGACATCAACGGGCAGCAGTTCGCGGATGGCTTCGCGGCGATACGGGCTGCTGCCGGCGAGCTCGCTGATACGTTCGCCGAAGGGGCTCGTGTCACCGAGCAGTATAGAACCGAAGAGGACCGCCGGGCCGAGACGCTGCAAAGGCTTTCGCAGTTGCTGGAAGCAGGGGCTATTTCTGAAGAGACATACTCGCGGGCATCTGCCGAAGTAAGCGGGGCGAACCAGGCAGCGGCCGAAGCAGAGCGAGAGCGGGCTTCGGCGCTGGCAGACGCATCTCGGATTATCCAGGCGAATCTTACGCCGCAGGAACGATACGACCAGCAGATTCAGTCGCTTCAAGAGCATTTGGAAGCCGGTAGGCTTTCGCAAGAACAATTCAACCGGGCGGCGGCAAGAGCGCAAGAAGACCTGGCTCGCGTCGGCTCGTCGGCTCGCGATACCGATGAAAGCATTCAGTCGCTTGTCAGAAACACAGGGATACTTGCGGCGATAGAAGTAGGACGCGCGTTGATAGACGGGTTTCAGTTCCTGACATCCTCATTTTCTCAGGCAACAAGCCAGATAAAGTCGCTCGTTCTTTCCGTGAACGGATCGTTGGATTCTCTTGTTGATCTCAGTGCTAGAACTGGGATCGGTGCTGAGTCCCTTCAGTCGTTTTCGCTGGCCGCAAAACTTGCTGGAGTTGACACGTCTACTCTTGGAAGCTCGCTTCAAAAACTAGCGGTCAACATCGGAAAAGCGACGCCGGGCGGGGAGCTCGACAAGTCGCTTCGCGGCATAAATCTTTCGGTCGCTCAACTACGGTCTCTGGCTCCCGAGCAGCAGTTTTCAGCGATCGGGCAGGCAATCTCTCAACTACCGACGGCTGCGGATCGCGCGGCGGCTTCAGTTGAGGTTTTTGGAAAGGCTGGGGCAGCGTTGGCTCCGCTGTTTCGCGAAGGGGCTGCGAGCCTTGATGAGCTTCGCCAGCGTGCGGATCGCCTGGGTGTAATAGTCAACCAAACGCAGATCAACAACGTCGCGTCAATGAATGACGCATTTGATCTCGTGCTAGCTACGGTTCGCGGGATCACTGGTCAGGTGATTGGAAACTTGGCTCCAGCGGTGACGGCAGTCACAGACCAGTTCTTGCAATTTGTCGAGACTTTTGAAGGCACTGGAGGAACTGGTGGCACTGGCATAGCGAATGCAATCACCGACGTGCTGATCGAGGGTGCAAGGGTTCTCGCTGGCGTGTTTGATGAGTTTGTCGCGCAGTTCAGCGGATTCTCTGTAACTATGGAGAATGTTGGCAACATTTTCTCCGTCGTCGGAAACACGCTGACAGCGCTCTTCGAGGGGTTCCGCGTGAGCGTGAATCTGTTTCAAGGGTTCGTCAACATGCTGTCCGAAGGATTGGGAATCGCCCTTGAAGGTTTGGGGAATGTATTTAGCAGCGACCTCAAAGAGTATGGGCGACAACTCCAGCAATCCGCAAAAGATGCCGCAGATCAAAATGCAAAACAACTTTTTGAGGCAGCCGACAATGTAAATAAAGCCGTGAACAATATCTTCACCGGCGAGAGCGGAACTCCTAGCCGTGCTGGAGATGGTGCGGCCAGCGAGTACGTGAATGGTTTTGCAGAAAAGCTCGCGAAATCTCGCCTGCCAGAAGTAAAAGTTGCGACAAACTTAGAGCAGGCTCAAAAACAACTTGATGTGTACTTCAAGACGGCAGGCGATAACGCGGACGAGTTTTTGGTCAAGTCGCAAGAAACGCTCAAGGTATTCTCGGAGCAGGTAAAGCAGGGTGAGCTACTTCCTGCCCAGATCAAGATCATGAGCGGCTTCGTTGATCAGTTGAACGAGAAGCTCCAGCGTGAAGCGAACATTCGCAAAGATGCTGCTGAAGCCACTCGCAAGCAGGTAGAGGAAGATCAGAAGCGAGTCAAGGAACTTCTCAAGCCAAGCGACGCGGCTGCGAAACTTGAGGAGGATTTGGCTGCGGTGTACCGCGAGCAGACGCGGGCGCAGGAGCAACTCGCTGCGGCTCGCAAGGCTGCCGCCGACGCGCAGACCGAAACGGCGAGGAAAATCGCACAGTCGGAGGCCGACTCCGCAGCGGCGAGCATCGCAAGGCTCGACCAGATCGAGGCGAAGGTCAAGGAGACTCAGCAGGCTGCGAATCAAGGGTTCACGGACGGGTTCACGAAGCAGTTTGAGGAAACGGCAAAGTCGTTGGAGACGGCACGCGCCAAGGCCGCCGATTTTGGCAAGGCCGGTCTCGCGGCCTACGAGTCCCTGAACAAGGGTGCCGCCGAACTAGCAGAGCGCGCGCGGCAGCCTGGCGGACTCCGCAAGGCTGAATACGACAAGGAACTCGCGCGCCTGCAAGGATTTTTTGATGAGTCGCTCAAACGCGAGCAGGAGAACCTGCGGCTCGTCGCCGAGGCGCAGCAGGCGGCGAACGTGCGCGTCGAAGAGTTCCTCAAGTCGCAGGGCGACAAACGCCTGCAAAGGGAGCTCGCCCAGCAGGACGAGATCACAAAGCGCAAGACTGAGGCTCTTGCGAATATCACAGCCATTCAAGAGCGAATCGACGTCACGGAGAGGTCGCTTGCCGCGGCGCGTGAGTCTGGAGAGCTAAAGAGTGCGAAGGCACGTCAGAGCGAACTGACGACGCTGCGCAGGACGCTTGTCGAGCAAAAGAAGGTCGCATACGAAAACAACAAAACGCAGTCACAACTGGGGCAACAGTTCCTCACGGGCCTCAACTCGGCCCAGCAATTCCAGAACCTCGTCACGCAGTCGAACGACAACTTCCTGCGTGCGTTCAACAACACCTATGCCGGTGCAAACCAAGCCCTCGCCGCCAACGCCGCCGCGGCCCAAGAGCAGGCCGCGAAACTCGAGCGGCTGCTCACGCCGACGAATCAACTCGCACAGACGGCGGACATCCGCACGCAGGAGGGGCAGCAACTTCTCCTGCAAGTTGCCCAGACAGGGCAAGACCCGGCGCTCGTGGAGGCTCGGCTCCAGACCAAGCAACTGAATCTCATCGCGCAGGGCATCGGCCAGGCTGCGAGCAACTACTTCAACTCTCCCGTCGCAATCGTTGGCGGCGCGGCACTCGGGTGATCTATGCCAGGCACAATCGTCTCCGCTAAAGAACTCGCCCGCACCTTCGAGAACGAAGTTGGATCGACTGGCGGCACGGCGCGCAGGCGGTGGGTGTGCAATCTGAGCGACGACACGCTGACGAACGACGGGCCTCCAGGCATTGTGGAGATACTTTCAGCGACTTGCGGTGGTACGTTCGGGGCGGCGCACCCAGTGCACACACTTCTCGGGTTGCGGAAGATCACGGTCAACGAACGATTCGAAGACGATCCATACAAGCTCGAGGTCATTGGCGAGTATAGATTCGTGAAGGCCGAAGAGCTTCTTGTGCCGGCCGATCGCCCTGCGGTGTGGTCGTTTGAGTCGCAGCCTGGCGAGATCCCTGCTCTCGCGTGCTACGACGCGAACACATCTTTTCCGCCAGACAAGCCACTTACAAATTCTGCGTTCGATTTTTTTCCAGGTCTCACAACTGAAGAGTCGATGGTGCGGATCAAGGTGCAGCAGAACTTTGCAGCATACCCGAGCGGATGGCTCGCCGCTCAGAACCACTTGAACAATGGAGTGTTTCTCGGCTGCGGAATCGACACGGTAAAGGTCGCTGCGGTTGAAGCGACCTACACGACCGAGATGGTCAACAACCTGATTTATTCGTATTACGCATCGACGGCAAGCCTTCTCTACCGACAGTCGTCACACAATCTTCTGATCCCAGACGTCGGGTTCAACTTTATCGACGGCGGGCAGAAACGTCGCGGCGTGGTGTTCGACTTCCAGAACGGCGAGTGGGTTCCATCGCCGAATCCGATCGCCCTCAACGGCAGCGGCATGCAGAACCTGACGGGAGAGCCGGCGATTCTGACGCGGCGAGTAAATCCTCGTGCAAACTTTACCGCTCTGTTTGGGTCGCCTCCATGACCAAGCCGCGCGACCCAACGCAATTCACTCGCGAGAGTGCCGAGAGAATCGGCCGCGTCGTGCGGGCCGCGGAGCTCGCGACACCAGCGGCGAGA